TCTATATCCTCCGGGTGCTCCTGTCCCTGCTATTGGCGTTCTTGTACCCATAAGTGCACCGCCCTTACCCCAATCAGTTAACATGTTTTGATAATCTTGCTGACTAATTCCCTGTCCTAGTCGGTTTGTTGCCCAAGGGGTAAATCCCTGAAGTAGTTCTGGCCGTTGTGGTGCTCCTACTCCTCCAAAGCCTTCCCCTACCATCTGTTCTCCAAAATAAAGTGCTGATAGGCCGGGAGCCGCACCGGCTTGCATAGACTCAGCAAAGCCTCCAAAGGCTCCGGCGGGTGCTTGCCCTGCTATATCTAATGCCGAGTAATATCTTAAACGCTGATCAGAAGATGCTGCTATCTGGTATTGTGCAGGAGTAAGATCTTGATAATTTGTAACTCTTCCCTCTTTATCAAATCGAACTCCTCCATACTCCCAGTACCCACCATCTGGTAAAGTACTGTCTTCAATCCATCTTACATTAAAATTTATATGGGCCGGTCTTGTGGGTGCTGTTGCCATTGCTTGCCTCCTGCTTTATTTTGCGTTAACGAAATCAGATATACTTGAATGTGTCCAGTTATTTTTCCTTGCATCATTTATAAGCCCTGTAGATATAATACGAGATGCTTCTGCTGGAGCACCCGGTATTATCTGGTCTGCATTACTTGATATAGCCACATTATAATCCTGTGGATATTTAGTTCTAGCATGATGTTCTAACACCTTAATATTTCTTTCCATCACTCCAGGTCTATGTACTCTATCATATGTTGATGCATCAATCATTGCAAGTAGTCTTATAGTTTTATTGACATTGTCAAATATATTTGACTTTTCAACCATATCTGTAATCTGATCTTGAGGAGATTTAGTACCGGGCTCAGGTAGTGGATCTAAAGCCATATCATAAGTATAAGGAACTTCCTTTTCTACAGAAAGATATTTATCTACTAATCTATTTGCCTTACTTTTAGAAGTCTCTGCTCCCCACTCCGGCATTTTACCGGAGGTATAATTCATAAGGTAGTCATAATAAGATGCATCTGTATCTCCAAGAACTCTATCGTAATCGTACATCATGTCTATATATCCACCAGACTTAACTAGAGATGCAAAGTGTTGTTTACCCATAGGATGTATTGCACTAAAGTGAGGAGTAGCATAGTACTTACTTCTATCAGAGTTTTTTACATTACTATCCATCTGGGTAACTATAGGATCTATCTGTGTAGTAGTTGGCTGTATAGATGGATAAAGAATATTTCTTAATTCAGATTGCTCCTTCATGACATCATACATAGTTAGGGCAACCTTCTCGTAATTATCATATTTTAATTTAGTATCTGGGTCTAAAAGATTATACTGTTCTGAACCGGGGTATGCCATTGCAAAGTTTGGATCCAGTGCGATTCTTATTTGATTCATGATTTCTTCACGTGTAGCAGTAACATCTTGTTCATTAAACAATCTATCTGCATTAGACCAGTCAGCATTCGCAAAGGCAGACGTTTCCCAAAAGTAAGGTCTCTCCTGAACACGTTCTATTCCATTCGGCAAATCATTTACCAGGTCTCTTATCATTTCTCTTTCATCGCTGAACTTGGGGTATCTACCCAAGGAATGAAACATCGTCCTTGCAAATAGGTTGTGTTCTTGTTCCGGAGGATTGCCATCATATCTTGCAAGATAGTTTTCATATGCTCTTGTCAGTATAGACTTTAACCTATGGTCGTCTTCTCCGGTTTTAAACTGTTCATCTTGAGGATTATCCAAAATCATAAATAAACGCCTAAAAAGTTCCTGAACTACTGGATCTAAAGCAGGCATCCTATCCTCCCGGACCTATAAGTCCCATCCGTGCAAGTCTTTCTTCTTCAGACATAGCCCCGGGTCTTGGAGTACCGGGTGGTACTGCCGGTCCCATCGGTGGTACAGGCATCGGAGGTGGTACACCCATAGCCGCATTAGGCATAACCTGTGGAGGCAATCCCGGAGGTCCTCCCATCGGAGGCATCATGCCGGGCTGACCCATCTGTGGTTGCTGAGGCTGTGGAGGCATGAACGCCTGCATCATAGCCTTTTGTTTTTCATGTAGTATCATAAGCATTTCACCGAAATAGAGTTTAGCAAGATCGGGTCTGCCTCGATTCTCAAGGCTCTGTAGAATAGTCATGAGCTGTGCTTCAGGCAGAGCTCTTTCGGCCGCCTGCTCTTTAAGTGCATCATCGACCTGGTCTGCATCCTGCATACCCAGTATCATATCTCTGATAAAGATATCTGGCAGTAGAGGAGTCTCGCCTTCTCTGGCTATCTGTGCCTGACTCATCTTGGACATATCGTCCTGTGGCAACTTAGATACCAGTTTGATTTCAGGCTCCCCGCCACGCTTGACTATATTAGGAGTAATCTCCTGTGAGAAGTATGTCATGTCCTGCATCTGCCCGCTCACCTCTATAGACTTGAAGCTACCCGATGCGTACTGCTCAGATAGAATAAGGAATATACTTCTGTATGCTTTTTCAAGTGCCTGTGTTCTAGGAGTTAAAACAGATTCTACGCCCTGCCTAAGTGTATTGATAGCATATCCGGATAGTTGGAATTCAAGCTGGCCGTATACAGAATGAGGCAGAGAACCTCTTTGGAGTTCTCCACTCATCATACTCATGAAGGCTCCTGCTTCTTTTGACATCTCAAGCATGCCTAGAGGTTCTACCTCTTCTCCCTGAGCCAATGCTATCTCTGTTCCTTCTTTATAAGGATCTTCTTCTAATGTCTTCATGCCGTCTTTAGACTTAACCTTAAGTCCCTGCTTTCTGCTTCTTGCTGTAAGTTCAAGCATAGTAGATAGCATAAAGTTATTATCTTCATAGTTGACTCTATTTGATTTAAATATACTTTCACCGACATCTGCTATGGCTTCATTGCCTATAACATCTGACTGTATAAGTGGAGTAGCACCTACCATACCTAGGAATACAGGAACTCCGTTATGACCGTGCTTGGTTTTTTTCTTTAAAACCCTGTCATCCATCACAACATAGTTGTCTTCTCTATCATAGAAGTCGTATACATCCACACCGTTTTCATGTACGCCATGCATGGTATTATCTACCTTCACACCGTATTGTTCTTTTATTTCTGATGCAGTCTTTTTAATCTTATAGCAGGCCCACGTAAGGCCTGTAGATGATTCGCCCCAGTATGTATTTATAGGATCCCAAGGTGTTATATCTACATTAGTAGACCCATCTTCTTCTTTAACAAGGAGAGCTCTACCGGCATACCATCCTCTTATAGTGGTATACCAAGCAAGTTGGTCACGTACTCTTGGAGCCATTCTCATACATAGGGTATCGTCTGCGGCACGGAGTATTCCTATCAGGAATCTTTCTGTATCGTTATTTATATCTCTCTGCTCACGGTCATCACCGTTTACAGGGATTCTTATAATAAGTTCTGCACTTGTCAGGAAGCTTATTACCTTATCTGCAAATACCTGTGGTTCGTTACTGGTATAAGACTGATATCCGTCACCTGCATCGTAGGGATCCAGTCTATACAGCCGATGATCTTTATCCATCCTGTCCCGCATGGGGTAGGTTGAATCGTGGTGGTCTTCTACAAGGTTGATTATCTCTGTTGGTTTTCTTCTTGCCATTATCGCCACCTTTTGACTTTGATTGTATCTCTGCCAACAATATATCCGTAGCCATATCTTTCGACAAGTCCATAAATCAAAGCTTTTATGCCGTGATTGTTCTTATCTTCCGGAGTTTGACCTACAACATTACCTTCTCTATCAAACTTCCACCTATAAGTTCTGGTCTGTCCGTCAAAAGGAGAAGGAACTACACCGAATTCACTTAAAACTCCTAAACATTTACTATTTATCATGATATTTGGTTGCTTTGATACAGGATCTGGCTTTAAAAATGATTTTAAACGCTCGGTTCCATCATTTATTTTAACTTTTTCTGAAGAAAGGTACAATCCCGTCTCTTTCATCCAGATCTCTGCGGGGGCCGGCATGGCCTGGTGCTGATAACCTGCAACGTCTATCACTCCGAACTGTACATCCTTCCACCAGAGGCGGGATTTACAGATATCTATCATCTCTTCTGTGACAAGGCCTCGTTCATAGACTTCATCTATGACCATGATCTTATCTCCCACTACCTGAATCGCTTCTATGGCATAAGCTCCGGCATAACCGGGGTCCATCCATATATGAACAGGAAGTCCTTCTTCGTATTCTACATCTCCAACATGTATATCTGCTCTGAACTCAGGAAACACCAGTCCTTTAGGTGGAGACGGTATACCCGCTATCCTTTCCATAAAGAAACTATCTGATGCTTCTCTTTCCAACTTAAGTATCTCGGGATCTTCTCTTCCCCCGGGATATAGGTGCTGATTTGTATAACTGGGTAGAGAGAAACTCTGCTCGTCTTCTCCGGGAATCTGCCAAGAGGTAAACAGTTGTGGATACCAACCTAGGCTACCTTCAAATGTTCCACCAAGAAACAGCCATCCACGTTTAGGTGCACACCTGCCACGCAGTCTGAAGAATGTCTCCAGGTCTAGCTGACTGGCCTCGCATCCGATAATACCATTCGGGGCACGCATAGCCAGAGTTCTGGGATCTTTAGCTGATTTAGTCTCTATCCTAGTACCATCTGCGAGTACTATCCTGCCCGGGTCTACCCTCTTGCTGGATTCTTTAAGTACACCCAGCTTGGCAAAGTCCTCAACCAGATACTCGAACTCGGCTCTGGTACGTTCATAGTCTGCTGCAACCAACCAGTACAGACCAGGATCAGGAGTCTCTGCAAACCTAGATAACAGGTATTTACTTGCTATCATCGACTTACCGGCCTGCTCACCGCCGGCTACAAGTATGAATCTCTTTCTGCTTTCAAGTATAGGTTTCTGTGCCTCGGTAGGCTCAAACCCTATGACCTTGTATATATATTCCCCTACATTAGTTACCGTCTGAGTTGCCATTCTTTAAGCTCCCAAACTTTTCGCTCAAGGCTTTCTTCTCTTCTTCATATTCCAATACGGTTTTCTGTGCACTGGTGTTCTTAACAGCCTCTGCTTTTTTAGATTCACTCTTTATATCAGAAGAAACCTTCCTAAACTCTGCAAGAAGATCTCTGGCTTCCCCGGAAGTTTCAGTTGCACCCTTGTATTTCTCCGGTGCGTTACCGTTAAGAAGAAATATAAGAAGGGTGGGGTTAGCCTTATAGTCCCTCTTTTCAGCCATCTCTTTAACCAACCCAAGGGCTATATCTTCAAGTGCCTCTACAAATCCCTTCCTAGCCTCTTCAAACCTCTTGGCAAATTCTGGATCCCTCTTTATCCACTTGTTCACCCTATCTCTTTTTATTCCTATAGCATTAGCCGCCGCACTTATAGTTCCTGCGGTGGGATATACTTTTAAAAAGGCTTCCTGTCTCTCTTGGATAGTAATATTGTCCTGCATAATTAAAAATAATAACCTAGACATTAATAAATCGCAACTGTAAACTCAAATCACCGGGGGTTCCCTAAGTCGGATCTCCTCCTTCGTGCTGACCGCATAGAGCCGACTTCCTTCATGCCCCCGGCTATGATATAATCCGCTGAACCGGGGAGTTGAAGGAATAGAACGATACAGGTTGCACTCCATACCTCGTTCGTCTCCCAAACTTTTACCAAAAGATAAAACGCCACACTCCCCGGTGCCTCACGTGCGTGCGTAAGATGTACATGTACATTATTTACAATTCCAATTTACTTAAGTAAATTGCTAATTGTAAATATCAGATGTATATAGTACTATTAAGAGACGGGGGGAATCAGGGGTTGTTTTACACAGATGTAAATTATTTACAGGATAGTAATTATCTCTCGCTACTGTGTAATGCAACCCTGATCCTTTTATAAAAAATAATCTGTCATGGGTAACCAGAAAGAAAAAAGAGAAAGCCTAAGCCATACCCCCCTCCCCTCACAACCCCAAAAGCACCATAATTGGCTAAACAACCAACACCACGAGCACCAAGACCACACCACCCAACACCCCCCACCGGACACCACGCACCCTACATCACCACACCACCTTGCAA